AAGGATCTTATCCATCGTCTTGATAAGCTGGACCGAGCCGAGCAGCCTATGCAAGTTGACGTTGAAGGCTCCAAAGTAACGGTTAAGAAAGGCCAAGACGTTGTAACAGCTAAGGGGTAATCATGCTTTCGTTACTATCTACGCTGGGTGGACTGTTAATCTCCGGCCTGCCCAAGCTGCTTGATTACTTCCAAAACAAAGCTGACCAGGCTCATGAGCTTGAGCTTGCACGGATGCAGTCTGAGCGGGAGCTAGCACTTGCCAAGGAAGGGTATATAGCCCAACAGCGGGTGGAAGAGATACGCACCGATCAGATTGCCATGCAGACTGATGCGCAAATGACCGTGGCCGCGCTGGACCATGACAAACAAATCATTGAGAAGTCCAGCAGGTGGGTGGTTAATTACATTGGCACGGTACGTCCTAATGTCACTTACTTGCTAATCCTAGAACTCATCGCCGTTAATGCGGTGCTTGCGTATTACGTTTGGCAACATCCCCATCTTGTGCAATCCATGGACGACCTGATAAAGGTTGCTGAGATTATCTTCTCGGACGATGAGATGGCCATGCTTGGCGGCATTATTGGATTTTGGTTCGGTTCTAGAAGTTGGAATAAGAAGTGAAAACAGGGCAGGCAGGCATTGATTTGATGCACCGCTTTGAGGGTAAAAGCCTCAAGCCTTACTTATGCCCTGCTCATATTTGGACGATTGGCTACGGCCATGTGCTATACCAAGATCAGATCAAGCTACCCGTATTGAGGAAAGATGGCTATACCGGCATCCTTCGCAAGGACTACCCGCTCGCAGCCCAAGATAATCGTACTTGGACGCAGGAGGAGATTGATCGCCTTTTTGAGGATGATCTCGTCCGTTTTGAACGCAGTGTACTTAGAATGTCTCCTAATCTTGCTGGCCGTCAGTCAAGCTTCGACGCTGTGGTCAGTTTTGCTTTCAACGCTGGACCTGGGCGGTACCAGAGTTCTACGATAAGGATGAAAAACAATCGCGGCGACTATGAAGGTGCGGCGGAAGCGTTTATGATGTGGACTATGGGTGGCGGCAAAGTGTTACCGGGATTGGTGCGCCGCCGCAAAGCTGAAAAAGCTCTGTATCTCGCGGGGTAAATCGTGCCACTGTCCAAAATATTATACCGACCTGGAGTGAATAAAGAAAATTCACGATATACAAACGAGAACGGTTGGTATGTCTCTGACAAGGTCCGTTTCCGCCAAGGTACACCAGAAAAGATTGGCGGCTGGCTACGCATCTCACAAGCTACGTTCCTTGGTATCTGCCGATCCTTATGGAACTGGGTAACGCTTTCCAATTCTAACCTGCTTGGCGTAGGCACCAACCTCAAGTATTACATTGAGCAGGGCGGTGCTTATTCAGATATTACGCCTATCAGAAAAACACAGTCCGTCACTTTTGCTGCGGTTACTGCCTCTCCCTTCTCCTCAACCATCACGGTCACATCGGCAAGCCATGGGGCGATTACCGGGGATTTTGTCACCTTCTCAGGGGCGGTAAGTCTTGGTGGAAACATCACGGCAGCGGTACTTAATCAGCAGTATCAAATAGATTCCGTACCTACATTAAATACTTTTACCTTTACGGCTAAAGATCCTTCCACGGGTGCGCCTGTCACTTCTAATGCTTCGGATGTTGGTAATGGCGGTGGATCTTCTGTTGGTGCTTTTCAGGTCAATACTGGGCCTGGTATTGCTCAGGTTCCTCTGATTGGTTGGGGCGCAGGTGCTTGGGGTTCTGGGTCATGGGGCGTTACGCCACAGGTTACAGATCCACTGAGGATATGGAACGCAGGCAACTGGGGCGAAGACCTTGTGTTTGGACCGAGGGCGGCTGGTATTTATTACTGGGATGCAACCAACGGTATATCGACCAGGGGCGTAGCACTCAATAGCCTTGGCGGCACGGTAACGATTACGATCGCATCGCCGGCTGTTGTCACGTTTGGTGTGGTTCTTGCAGAAGGCACGGCTGTGTCATTCACAACCACGGGGGCGCTACCAACGGGCCTAACTGTAGGAACAACGTACTACTTGCGTAATGTATCTGGGCTATCGGCAAATCTTTCTGCCACGTCATCAGGTTCGCTGATTACGACCACCGGTTCTCAATCCGGTACGCAATCAATGATTCTTGAGGATGTACCAAAGTACCAGTACTCACTGATCATCTCTGATGCCTTGCGGTATCTCATGGTCTTTGGATGTAATGACATCGGAAGTACCGTGGCTGATCCCATGCTCATTCGCTGGTGTGACCAGGAATCCTTGGTGGACTGGCTTCCGTCGACGACCAATACCGCAGGATCAATCAGGCTTTCCCATGGGTCGCAGATCATTACGGTCCAGCAGACCCGCCAAGAGATCCTTGCGTGGACGGATTCAGCCCTCTTTTCCATTCAATATCTTGGGCCGCCGCTGGTCTTTGGTTCTCAAATCCTTGCGGACAACACGTCCATCATTGGGCCAAATGCTACAGCGGTGGCATCTGGTGTGACCTACTGGATGGGCGTGGATAAGTTTTACCTGTACAACGGACGTGTTCAGACGCTTAACTGCGACCTACGCAGATATATCTTTAATGATATAAACCGTTACCAGAACTTCCAGGTATTTGCTGGGACCAACGAAGGTTTCAATGAAGTTTGGTGGTTCTACTGCTCGGCTAATTCCACGACCATCGATCGGTATGTGGTGTTCAACTACGCAGAGAATGTCTGGTACTACGGAACCATGGCACGTACGGCGTGGAGTGATTCTGGTCTAAGACAGTACCCACAAGCTGCGACTTACAGTTACAACATCGTGGATCATGAGCGCGGCCTGGATGACAATGAGACGGGTACTGCGCTACCAATCAATGCTTACATAGAGTCAGCTGAGTTTGATATTCAGGATGGCCACAGCTTGGGTTATGTGTACAGGATATTGCCTGACATTACGTTTGATGGATCAGAGACGGCTTCTCCCGCTGTCACCATGACGCTGATACCCATGATGAACTCTGGATCTGGATACAACAATCCTCAGTCTAATAGCGGCTCATCTTCAGCTTCAGTGGTGCGTACATCAACCACGCAGATTGAACAGTTTACGGGCCAGGTTTATGTCCGTGTGCGCGGCCGGCAGATGATCTTTAAGGTAGAGTCTAATCAGCTTGGATGTGCATGGCAGCTAGGATCGCCGCGAATTGACATCAGGCCCATGGGCAGGGCCACAGGACAGGGTGCCTAGGAATGCACCACAATATCTCTCTAGTGTACAATGATATCTTCATATCCATGGAGAGCATCATGAGATTTATTGATAGAACTGGTCAGCGATTTGGTAGGCTTGTGGCTATAGAGAGGGCAGGCACCGACTCAAACAAAAAGGTTTTGTGGAGGTGTCTTTGCGATTGCGGCAAAGAAACAATTGCAACATCCGGTTCATTGGTTACAAAAAACACTACGTCGTGCGGTTGTTATTTAATAGAAAAAATAACTAAACACGGATCTTATAAAAAATCCTCTTATCATACATGGCGTGCCATGATTAGAAGGTGCAATAACAGCACAGATAAGGATTACCCGATGTATGGAGGTCAAGGCATAAAAGTTTGTGAAGAGTGGATGGATTACACAAAATTTGCTGAGGACATGGGTGAACCGGTAGGCGATCAAACGTTAGATCGCATAGATGCTTATGGGAACTATGAAAAAAACAATTGCAGATGGGCTTCTGTTTCTGTCCAACAAAAAAATAAACGATTGCCTGCATTTAGCAGCGGTGTAAAAGGCATCATAAATTTTGACAATAATAAATGGATGGCATTCATAAGCCACAAAAATAAAAAATACTATGGGTTAGTTAGAAAGGACTTGCACGAGGCAATTGCTGACAGGAAAAACCTTGAGGCAACCTACAGGGCAACTGGACGTGGCGCATGAGCTTAATTGTTACAACAGATTATGAGTTTACAAGGGTTGTTGCGCCTAGCCTTCCTATGGCGCCGCAGGAATATTCTGCGTTTTACCAAGACCAGTACAGCAATGTCTTGCGTCTGTATTTCAACCGTCTTGATAATTTTCTGGCGAATCTTATGGCTACCACTTCAACGATCCCAGTAACATTTCCGGGGACGTACTTTGATGCGTTTGGCCGTCAACGGGTTAGTGAGCCTTATACCCTTTTTGATAGCCAGAATAGATACGCTGCTGACAACCAGTTTGATGTATCAACCACGGGTACAGGTACAACCTCTTTCCTGCCCAACGAAGCAGCCGTCAAGATGGAAGTTACAGGTGCGGGTGTCGGCTCGGTCATTCGCCAGTCTTATCGATCATTTCCTTATCAGCCAGGGAAGGGCTTGCTAGTACTTGCAACCTTTGTGATGGATAGCAGCCAGAGCTTAAATCTAACGCAGCGGGTTGGTTACTACAACGACCAAAACGGCGTGTTCTTCCAACGAGTGGATGGAACCTATTCATTTGTTCTACGGTCTTACGTTACAGGCACGGCATCTGATGCAAGGACCGTAAACCAAGCTAATTGGAATGGTGACAAGTTAGATGGTTCTGGTGCTTCAGGTTTGACGCTTGATCCAAGCAAGGCGCAGATTCTTTGGATGGATTTTGAGTGGCTTGGTGTTGGATCGATCCGCTGCGGATTTATTATTAATGGTCAGTACATCGTTTGTCATACGTTTAACAATGCAAACGACATCTCCAACGTTTATATGACCACGGCTATTTTGCCGGTTAGGTATGAGATCAGTTCAGCCACGTCTGCGGTTGCGGCCAGCATGAAAGCGATTTGCTGCTCGGTTGTTTCTGAGGGTGGGTTTGAACAGACCTCTATTGACCATGTAGCAAGGCGCACCACATCGTTTACTAATATTGATACGGCAGCGTTTTATCCTATTGTGTCCATCCGTCTTGCTTCTGGACGCACTGGGGCAGTGGTGTTACCCAACCGTACACAGTTTCTGCCACTAACCAGCCAGAACTATGAAGTGGCGCTAGTCAAAAACACCACGCTTACGGGAGCAACTTGGGCGGCAACTGTGCCGTCTGATTCCAATGTTGATTATGATGTGGCTGCTACGGCGATGAGTGGCGGCACCATTGTTCAAACAGATTACGTCACATCAACAGGCAGTGGCGGTACGGTTAACACCTCCACGGCTACGGGCTACAACTGGGACTTACAACTTGGCGCAACCATCTCAGGCACAAGTGATATTTATACGCTAGGTGTAAGGACTGTATCTGGCGCAACTAAAGGAGATGGTGTCGGGTCTATTTCCTTCTACGACCTAACCCAATAGAATACGCCCATGTCCTCCTCCGCTAAAACCTTGACCCCCGAACAGCTTGCTGCACTGCAAAAAGCGCAGGGTATTGCTCAACAACTGTCATTAGATAAATATTTATCAGGCCGAGCCACGCAATACGGCACAACTCCCAAGGGTGCAAAGTCTGATACGGGCTGGACTGCGGGGGAAGCGTTGGTTAATCCGTTTGCTGGGTTGACGGATTTTGGTAAGAAGATGCAGACGGTTTCGCAAGGTGGGGGTGAAGAAGCTCCTCAAGAGCAAGAAGTTGCTAAAACCGCTAGCGATCTGATGCGTGAGAAATTTGGTGAGCAGTTAGGGCATAAGTCTACGTTTACCAAAGCGTATAAGAAGGATGAAAAAGGTAATCCTGTTGAAGTAGACCTAGATTCTCTTACGCCAGAAGAACTTAACTCTGGCAATGTTGTGCTGTTCATGGGGGGTAAAACGGGAGGCGAAAGCCGCGAGCGCATGGCGCAAGCTTACATCCCTAAAGGCGATAAACTTATTCCTGTGGGCGACCCAAAGTATTACAAAGGCGAACACCCTGACGCTAAGAATGTGGCTACTGCGTTAAAAGTTGGGTCTTTGCTTGCTATGCCTTTTGGTGGTGTTAGTGGACTGCTTAGCGGGGTTACTGGAACGGCTGGTGCTGCGGGTGCAGCAGGTGCTGCGCTTGGCGAACTTGGGATTAATACAGCAGGCACCGGTCTTGCGGGGCAGTTAGCCAGTATGGGGCTTCCGTCGTTTGCTGCTGATGCTGGGGCTAAGGCTTTAGTGTCAGGTGCGCTTAGTGGTGGGATCGGTTCGCTAACCGGCACAGGGTTTAAGGAAGGGTTTAAGAGCGGGGCTACTTCTTCATTAGCTTCGGATGTAATAGGTGCAGGGGTTAACAAAGTTGCCCCTGATGCGTTTAAAGGACTCGGTTCTTTAGAAGTACCTGCTAAATCGTTAGCTACGTCAGCTTTAACAGCGGGGGTATTGGGCCGACCTTTTGACGTTGGACAAGCAGTAAAAGGTGCTGCGATTAACTATGGGTTAAATCAAGCTGGGCAAGCTGCGGGAATCGAGCCTAAACAGCAAGCTGCACTAATGCGTGGACTTAATTTTGTAATGCCGTTGATTGCGGCGCGGCGCAAGCCGGGAGGACCATAATGGGCATTTTAGACGACGAAGAAAATTACTTTGCTGGAAGATCCGGCTCCGGGGCTTTTCTAGGAAGTGATGAAGATGTTTCTACTTCATCTCTTTTTGCTGGGCTAGATTTAAACGCTCTTGGTATCGACCCAAACCTGTTTGCTGAAGGGTTAGACCTTAACGCGCTTCTTCCCAGTATTATTGGCGACGCTGATGTAATGAATGCGTTAAAAGCGCAAGACCCTGCTGCGTATGCTGCACTATTAAGTGCTGGGGAGTTAAGTGGGTTTACGCCTGTTGGTTCGGATAATGTTACCGGTCAAGAACGTGTTGGTCCTCCTGCTTCTCAACTTCTTACTGCTGACGGAAAACTTACTTCTACAGGCACATCTGCTTTAACTGGAGAAGGAATAATTGCAGATGAAGCCGCTGATGTAATCTCTGAAGAGTTGGGTGGGGATACAAATAAAATAACAAAACTTACTCAAGACTCAAACGATGTAGCTACGGCTGGAGTAACAACAGATAAAACAGGCACAAAAAGTCTTATAGACACAGCAAAAGATGCTATTAAAGATATAACCGGATTAGACGCAGGCGACGCAGCCAAATATGCAGCTATGCTCGGAATAGCAAAGTTAGCTTATGACGATGCCCAAAGAGCTAGAGAAGAAGCGCGGGGGTGGTCTGCTCCGGGTGGGTATTCCAAACAGGCTGTACGTAGCCCCGGTGGTGGTGTATCGTTCAAGAAATCTGGTAAAGCAATGGGTGGGGGAATTGGGTCACTGGATATGGCGCAAGGGGGACGTGCACTACCGCCACGATACCTCGACGGACACTCCGACGGAATGGCCGATAAAGTCCCGGCGCATATCGACAATAAACGACCTGCTGCGCTTAGTGATGGCGAGTTTGTTATTCCTGCTGATGTTGTTAGTCATCTTGGTAATGGTAACTCTAACGCTGGTGCGAAACGCCTTTACAAAATGATGGACGATATTCGCGCTGCACGAACGGGCAACCCCAAACAGGGTAAACAAATTAACCCTGACAAATTTATGCCGAGGTAATCATGGCACTACCTAAATTTATCACCCAAGAAATTAAAGATCTTGTTGGCGCTTCTGAGCAAGATAAGGTCAATTGGTATGCCGACCAGCTTGATTCTGGGTTGTCAGACGCAGAGATCCGTGCACGGGTTAACGAGGTATTAGGCACAAGCTATTCAGGGTATGAACCTGATTGGCAATACTTAAAACGCCAAGCTGCTGAGCCGCTCACTCCTGAGATTGCAAAAAATTTAATGCAAAGATCGATGACGACAGGAGTAAACACTGCCGATTTTGATAAGTATGGTGGGTATGATGCAGTCGCTGCAATGTATAACGCTAACCAAGGCAGCTATAACCTTGCCGACCAAACATTAGCGCAGTTGCAAAGTGCGGCAAATCAAATAGCAGATACAGGTGTTGGCAATCAGGCAGTTCTTGATTTAGTCAAATCTAATACACAGCAGCAACAGCAACAACAGCAACAACCGGGAACAGACTACCAAGGTACTGTAACAGGTGGGGCAGGGGTAGACTTCAAAGGTTCATCAGGGTTAAGAGAGTTTTACGGCCCATACGTTGCAGACTACCTTTCCCGCGCATCCGCGTTGCTTGGGTTGCGCGATAGTCCTGATTACCAACCTATTAAATTTGGTACTGCCGAAAAAGGCGGCACATATGGCGCAGACACTGCAAAAACCCTTGCAAATCTTCAAGCCCGACGTGAGTCCATGATGGGCATGGGTGAAGATAAGTCCGCTATGTTTCAGCCTTACCAATATTCGTTCGCCCCTAAACCTGCAAAAAGTGGTGGGGTAATGTCTTTAGTGGATCACTATGACGATGGGGGTGCGGTAGGTAACGCTGCGGTTACTACTAGCGGGGGTGTAGGTTCAGATACCATTGCTGGTGGAATGCAAGGGACTCAAGTTGTACCTTCTACTTATAGCGCCCCAACTAATACTTACTCTGGTCCCGGTGCTTCAGGAATAACTACAGGCTCCTTTGATCCAGACGCAATCAAACGTTTTACTAACCCATACGCAACCGCAGTTACTGATCCACAAGTTCGTGAGGCTAAACGCCAAGCTGAACTTGCAAGACAATCTCAGGCTGCAAAATTTTCACAAGCCGGTGCTTTTGGTGGGTCTAGAAGTATTCTTGCTGAAAACGAGTTAGGTAGAAATCTTGCAACACAGATTGGCGACATTTACGGTAAAGGCCAGAAAGAAGCTTATGACGCTGCGCTTCGTGCGTTTGAAGCCGAAGAGGGTCGCAAGTTAACCGCAGGTGTTGAAACTGAAAGAGCAAGACAGGAAGCTGGTAGGCAAGGATTAACAGGTGCTGCGAATGAAGCTCAGTACCAACAACTTGCACGAGACTTACAACAACGTGCTGAAGAAGCTACAGCTAGAGGTGATCAGTTTGCAGCTAATCTCGCACTGCAACAACTTGCGGAAGCCAATCGTGCTGCTGAAGCCACTCGTCAGTTTGAGTACACACAAGCGCGTGATACTTACCTTGATCCATTTCGTGAGCTTGGGTACGCATCCCAACTACTCCAAGGGTTGCCGATTAGTGCAGCCGCAACAGGTGTAAGTCCTATAACTGAATCGCTAATTAGTGCGCTTGGTTTGGGTAACATATTAGGTGTAGGAAATACTACAAAAACTACTACAACAACTTCTGACCGTCGTTTGAAGACTGATATTCAGACAATCGGTGTTTTAGGTGACGGGTTAAAAGTTTATAGTTATCGTTACAAGTCTGGTGGTCCCGTGCACATTGGTGTGATGGCAGATGAAGTGGCTGTATTAAGGCCACAAGCTTATATCAAGGGTGGTGCTGGTGACGGGTTTGACGCTGTTGACTACTCAAAGCTGTAGGGAGTAAAAAATGCCAATTCCATTTCCACCCGACGGACCGCAAGTCCAAGCGGCACTTCAAAAAGTGCCTACGTCACAACTGCAAAATTATGCAGCGGGTCGTCCTCCACAGCCTACAGGTCAAGTCACACCGGGACCAATGGGTGCAGCCGCAGAAGCTTTAAATGCTCGCGGGGCTATCGGTGCGGCTAACCAACGCCAACAAGCTATGCAAAACAATCCTGCAAACAGCCCAACCATTTTCCAACAGAAGGATATGGAATTACAGCAAAAAGCTCAACAGCTTGCTGCGATGGGGCAACAGATACAACAAAAAGAACAGCAGCTTGGTGTGCTCGGCGCACTCATAGATAAAAAAGCTCAGGACATGCAAGCTCGTGAATCGATGGGTGTAGCTAACCTACCCATACGTCCTGATATGTTTACTGCTATGGATGGCGGGATCGTATTTGCTGGTGGTGGCGATGTTGAAGGGTATGCAAGTAGAGGTATGGTAGGGCAATACACTCCAAGTAGGCCGGGACTACTAGCACTTGCTGGGTTAGAAAAAGAAGAACCTTTACCTGAAGTTGAAGAAGACCCCATACGTTCAACAATTGGCAGAATTAGAAGTGGTGTAGCCGAGCTTGAAGAGGCTGAAAAATCAGCGCGTCTTTCTCCCGAAGAAAAGAAACGGCGTTTAGAAGAAGCCGAAACAAAGGATCGTGGGCAGTATGAAAAGTTTAAACAAGGTATTGCAGGGTTGGATGAAGAAACCGCTGCCGCTATTCGTGGTAAACCCGCTAATACGATGCAAGGCATAGCTGCTGGGCTTGGTGCTCTCCCTGCGGATTTACGAGGTGTTCGTTTGGCTGGGCTAATGGCTAAGTTATCTGGTGGTGTTGCTGGTGAACGTGCTAAAGCTGAAGAACGTGAAAACAAAGCAGATATGTATATGGCAGAAGCCAAGCGTAAACAAGCTCTTGCTGATTTTGAAGAAGAACGTGGCCGTACTAAACGCGCTAATGAACTTGTCGCCAGTGCGGAATCTGATTTGGCCAAAGCGTTTGAACTCCGCAAAGGTGTTATCTCTACTGCTCTGGGTGCAGAACAGAAGATTGGTGATCTACAACTCAAAGAAGAAGTATCCAAAGCACAACTTGAAGCAAGAGAACGAATAGCAGCGGCTAACAAAGCGGCTGACAAAGAAATGGCAAATGCTAGAAATGAGATTCTATTAGCAAAGGTACAGGCCGAAATTGCAAAATCTGGAGCTGGGGGTAAAACTGATTTGCAAACTCGTGCTAACGTTGCCTATGAGGTACTGAAAGAAGAAAACGCTAAGCTTCCTCCAGACCAAAGAAAATCCGATGCAAGACTAAAAAATGAAGCGTATGGGCTAGCAGAAAACGCATTACTTGGATCTAGACGTACAAGTGCAGCAGCAAGTATGCTGCGAGCTGAAGTGTTTAACTCCAAAACATTAAGCGAGGCGATGAATAGACTAAGATACGACCCTGCATATATTGAAGCTAGTGCTACGGAAAAGAGAGAACTAGAAGACGCAGTACGTGCACGGTTCCCAGCTAGTGGCGGTAAGCCCTCCGGCGCTATACCCTATCCACAAAGGTCAAATGCCCCACCCCCACCCCCTGGATTTGTTCCTAACTCACGTTAAAAATTATGGCACTTCAAACAGCTACTAACCCCCAAACTGGGGAAAGCGTTGCGCTGGTTGGTAACCAATGGGTGCCCATAACCCAGACAGCCACTAATCCAAAAACCGGGGCAAAAGCCTATTTGGTTAACAACGAATGGATGGTGGATGAAGTAGCTGCAAAACCCACTACGCCGACTACGTCTGCACCAGCAGCACAACCGCAGCCGTATAAGTCAAAAACAGAAGCTCTTGATGACGCAGTAAACCTAATTGAAGAGGGTGCACCTGCTGAGTTGGTTCGGCAGCGGTTTGAACAGGCTGGAATTAAATGGCCCGAAATTATTAAACACGGGCAAGCTCGCGGTAGTGATTATTTTAAAACCGAAGCCATACCCCCTGGCACTGCGGTATCTACTGCCCCGTCTGGCGAAATCAAACCATCTCCTGAAAAAGGCGCAGTCAAAGCCACAACGGATGCGTTCAAACGCGCAGGGGCTAGTCTTAGTGATGTAGCTACAAGTTATTTGTTCCAGACAGGCGCTATTGATCCTGATGATGCTGGGCGCTTATTAGCTAGAAACGCAAAGCAGCGTGCCGCTGCTGCTCCTGAAGCTGACATACAAGAAGGCATGATGAAGATTGCCGACTCCAAAACATTTGGAGAGGCAGCAACAAACTTAGCTCTTAATCCACGGGCTACTTTTACGATGCTTGTGGATTCTTTACTTGTGTCTGCGCCAAGCATGGCGGCGATGGCTCCTTTTCTTGGGGCGTCTGCTGTTACTAGAGGAATTGCAACTGGTCTTGGTTCGGGAGGATTGGAGTATGGCAGTGTTATGGCTGACGTACTTCAGGACAAAGGTGTTGATCTGTTAAACGCAGAGCAAGTAGGTAAAGCACTTTCTGATCCAAAAATAATTGCAGAGATGAAAGACCGAGCCGCAAAACGCGGTTTGGTTGTTGGTGCTGTTGATGGGTTAACTGCTGGACTTGCTGGACGATTTGCTCAACCAGCTCGACAACTTATTGCAGAAGGAAAGCTCGCAGGTAATGCAGCAAGAAAAGCAACCGTATCGGCTTGGGCAAAAGAACTAGCACTTCAAGCGGGTGGTGGCGCAGGTGGTGAAGCGTTAGCGCAAAAAGTTGCTGGGGAAGAATTTAAACCTGCTGATATTTTGCTAGAAGGTATAGCGGAAACATTTACTGCACCTTTAGAAGCTAGGGGTGCTTTACGTGAAGCAAAACAACTTGAGGCACAGCGCAAAGAACGTACGCTTGATGCAGAGCTAACTAAAGAACAACAAATAGATGCTCTAACTCAGCAGCTTGTTCAGACTCGTGGGATGGCTGAAGAAGACGCCAGAAAAATTGCCACCATGCGGGTAAACGCATTAGCCGTAGAAGCTCAAAAGCGTGAGACCGAAGCTGAAGAAGAAAGAAAAGCAAAGCTACGCGAAGGGTTAGCTATACCTGACAATGACCCAAGAGTGCAGGCTTACGCTGGGGAGCTACTTGACAATAATATCGTTAGCACTAAAGCTGAAGCTATTGCGTTAGCCAAAAAACGGGTCGCTGATGAGGAGGCCGCAGATGCAGCAGGTGCAGAAGATGTTATTGAACCTACCGTTGCAGGAGGTGGAGAGGGCGTTTCAATTTCTGGCGGACCCCCTGGAGCAGAGCCCCCCGGAGGAGTTGCACCATCTATCGACACTGGAGTGGCAGGCGCTGAGCCTGCTGCTAAACCAACTGTACCACGAGAAGAGCCTCCACCTGCTGAATTAAAACCTACACGCGATACGCTGTACGACCAAGCAAAAAATCTAGTAATTGAAAGCCAACGGGCAAGCGTTTCGTTAATTCAACGTGGGTTAAGAGTTGGGTACAACCGCGCACAACGTATTCTTGAGCAGTTAGAAGCAGAAGGTGTAGTTTCTGCAAAAAATGCCAATCTTGTCCGTTCAGTTTTAGTTGAAAAGCCAACGCCTAAAGAGGAAGCCCCCAGTGTCACTGCGCCCACAGAAACCGTCGAAGCAGAAGAAACGCGAGCAGCAACGCCTGTTGAAGGAGCAGAAGTGGCAGAACCTGCCGCAGAAACTCCTAGAGCCAAGGCTATCAAACGACTTTCAGAACTCACAGAAGAAGTTAGGAAACTAGAGTCAGACAAACTTACGGGTTTCGCCAATGAAATCGACCCAGAAGTAAACAAAGAAACAATAGCCAACTACGCTGATGAAGACCTTGACGAATTAGTAAAAGATATTGAACGGCAAGTTGCTCGGCAAAAACGAGGCGCAGCAACATTTGATCTTTTTCCTGTTTTAACAGGTGATGGTTTCATTACGTATGTAGACAATGAAGAAACAGCAGCAGCGTATGGTAAAGAAAATAAACCCCCAGAATTAGAACAAGTTGACTTTGAAAATCTGTTGATTGCGCCGACTATGAACCAAGCTAAGGTAAAGCTTGGTCTGCCCGAATCGGCAAAAATGTCTACCTTGATGCAAACTGCATCTGATAAGGGGTATGACGGTATTACGTTTAAAAGCTCAACAGGTCAGCAATATTTATTTTTCCCGTATCAACGCCCATTTGAAAGTGTAAGTCCTTCGGCTGCATTAAGTGGTGCGCCTGTTAATGAGCGCCTAAATAAAGTTAGCAATGCTGTCCAAGGGTTAACGGTTGTTGCACAAACAGGCGACGATCTACAAAAAGCACTGGCTAACAGATTTAAGTCTGTGGCTACGAACGTGCCTGTTGTTGTGCTTGAACAGAACACGCCACTACCAAAACAAATTGCGGATAACCCAGCACTAAAAGATAGCTGGGATGTTGCTAATGCCATGTACGTCGGTCCAGCGTACGGTCAGCCGACTATATATTTACGTGGTGCTTCGTTTGGTGACCAGCAAAGTGTTAACAATGTAGACATGCTGCATGAGAGTGCCCATGCTGCACTCGATAAAAAGTTAATTACTGCCGAGAACATGGCAGAAACCCAAGGTGTTATTACTGGGGTAAGTAAAGACCCGCTAGTACAGGGGTACGCAGAGCTGCAAGAAACGATGATGCTTGCTCAGCAAGCATACGACGAAGCGGTAAAAGACGGCACTATTGATCCCGAAGTGCTTGAGCTTGGCGAAACACTTAACGTATTTGATAGCCCCCGTGAGTTTGCAGCCTACGGCACATCTAACCCGTACTTTGTTAAGTTTCTTAAGTCAGTTAAAACGCCAGCTAGGTACAGCTCAACAGGTCGAGACAAGACACTGTTTACTAAGTTTGTTGAAGCTGTTCGCAAGATTCTTGGGCTTGCACCTAATCAATTTAACGCACTTGCTGATTTGTTCGACATCACCGACAGGATTGCGTCCATGCAGGTTCGGCCTGCACAAGAACTTATTGGCCTGCGCGGTAAACAGCTTAAGACTGCTAAAGAACGTGCACAACAACAGAAACCATCGTTGGCTGCAAAGAAGCCCACTTCAAAAACAGTAACAGCTACGCCTTCTGCAAATATGCAACGCATAGCAGATATGATAGCTAACATTTATAGTAACCCAGAGCAAGTACCTGAAGTGTCGATCAAAGAACTGTTTCAAAATTCTTTTGACGCAATTAAGGGTGGTATTGAAGAAGGGCTCCAAACAGTAGGTAATATAAAAATAAAAATAGACAAAGCAAGCAGGTCTATTACTGTTATTGATGACGGCCCTGGTATGCCAGCTAGTGTTATGGGCAATCAATTTTTACAAATTGCTGGGACTGTAAAAAAGACAAAACGTGCGTCCGGTGGATTTGGCGTTGCAAAGATGCTGTTTTTACTTAAAAACAATGAACTAGAAGTGTTGTCTTTAAACAATGGCGAAATAGCTCGTATGGTTACAAGTGGAGACGAGCTTAGGGAATCATTTGGTGATCCCAGTAAATCTCCTAAAATTGAAATTACTTCCGACCCTAAAGTTGTTAAACAATATACAAACTCAGTATTTCCTGAAGGGCATGGTACGTTAATACGTGTTGTAGTTCCTGAAACTTATGTTCAACAATCAACGGGAGAAACTAAAGATATACCGTTTGACGCATGGAACTTATCACGTAGTAATTCTCTTGAGCATAGTCCGTTGTTTGAAAATATTAATGTGCTGTTAGACCAAGGCTGGGGCTACAGTACACTTCCGTTAGGCAATGCTTTCCCAATAGATGAATATACTGTCTTTTCTAAAGTTAAATTTAATTGGGGCGAAGCACGTATTTATATATCAAAAGACGAATTACCTTACGCGCCTTATTATAATGCTAACATATTGTCAAACGGCATATATCAGTTTGGTACAGCAATTAAAGATAAACCTGGGTATGGTGGAAAAAACATTAAAAGAAATTTTTATATTGATGTATCGCCTAACGAAAATATAAAGCCAGAAGACCCTGGTTATCCATTTAATTTAGATAGGCAACAATTTTCTCTTGCCGCCAAAAAAGATTTTGATAATATCTTCAACTACATAACTCTTACGTTTGCTCAAGCTGAGTATGGTAAAGAGGTACAAAGTTTTGGGGTGGTGCAGTACATAGAACCTGATGGTAAATTAAGTTCTCCTGAAGAGCTTAAGCCTGAAATACCACCAGCCCCAACTGGGCTTACACTCATTAAACCTACGGACAAAGTAGAAGTCAAAGATGGGGTAATGACCATTAACAACAGACAAGTCCCAGAGTTGTCCGTAGACGATTTGTCTAAAGTTAAAATAGAAATTGATGAACTTAAAATTCCACAAGACAAAATTGACCCCACACGGGTCATGGTCCATGACAACCTTGTTAAAAAACTAAGTGCGGATGAATTAAACGCGTCATCTATATCTCGGACAGATGTTGTTAACTACGAAAAAGACGACACCGGAGTCATCATTGGTGGTACAGTACCGTTTACGGCGGTAGCACGAGAAAAATTTGGCGCTCGGTTTGACGCTTACTTAAAAGAAGTAGGCGACATATTTATGCAGTTGCGCGAAGTGCTGGTAATGTCTGACCCAAGTTACGCCAACTTAGAAAAAGAAGCAATTGGAGTAAGTTTTGATAAAGAATATCTTGGGGTAAGCATACGTGTTCCGTTTAGTGGGTCTTTCTTAAACCCTGCGTCTACGGATTTAGAAGATAAAGGAACACCTGCTCAAATTGCTGTATCCATGATTGGCACGATGATCCATGAATTAGCGCATTTTAAAGTACGTAATCATGGTTCAGATTTTGCTAAGGAAATGCAACGCGACATTATGTATTTAGAGACGATGCCTGGGTTTGATCTGGCAGACGTAAAGAACAGCTTTGCCAAGTTCTTAGCTAAGAACATGGACATTTATCAGTTCTTAAACAAGGAGTTTAGAAGTGGAGATCTTGAGTCTGTTGGAAAGCGCTTCTCGGACGCTAGCAACGAACAAGCCGGAGATGGTCGCATTACTGAGCCAGTGGAAGTCGCTGGCGGAAAAGGAGAAGGGAAGCAAGGAGTACCCGGAGGCGCTAAACAAAGCCCTCAAGGTGTTGAATCGGTCGGCCTCCCTGCCGGAGTTTCTGGCGAAGCTGCGGAAAGAAGAGCAGCAAGAACCCAAAAAGAAATCGACAATGCAGTAGATGAAGCCGTTGAGAAATACGAAACTTCTAAACGTGCTGAGGATTTAGCAAAGCAAGCTTCACTTATATACAAACTGCGTAATGGAAAAAATATTTTCCCCGCACTTGCCGCGATATGGCGCGGTACAAACTACCGCATTCGTCAAGGTTTAGTTAAGCCAGTAACAAACGATTTCCTAGCTGAATGGGCTGGGAATGATATACCTCGTTTGTTAGAAGTTAACAAACAACTGCAACAACTAAGCGGCATGGCACAAAAACTTATGGGTGCGGCTGCTGATCTCTCGCGTAGTATTAATAATGCGTTTAGCCAAGACCCTACGCTTCGCGCTAAGTTAGATGAAATTACAAAAGTAACAACCCTTGCACAGGTTGACCCCACTGCTGAAATTCGCAGTGAGCGTATAAACAAAATGTTTGAAAGCCTTGGGCCAGAAGGCAAGCGTATATATAACGACGTAAAGCAATACTATGATGATATGGCTGAGCTTTATAGCTCACTGCTTGATGATCAAATTAACGACGCTAACATACCGCCTGAAGCAAAAAAGAAGTTGTTAGCTTCAATTAGAAAAATGTACGAAGGTGAAGGTCGGCTTGACCCTTACTTCCCTTTGATGCGAGATGGGGATTTTTGGCTTTCTGTGTATGTAGGAAACACAAAGCAATTCTTTATGTTCCCAACAATGGCTGAGCGTGATGCTGTTGCTGCTCAAATGGCTGCGGATCGTAAAGATGATCTAGATAACTTACTCGAAACCAAACGGTTTGAAATCGGCAACGACTTACGTAAGTTACGGGAATCATCTACAAGGGCAATAAACGGCCAACATCCTAGTGCAATATTGAAAGCTACTTTTGACTTAATTGATAACGCCGACTTCACAGACATTACCGCTCGTGAAGATATGAAAGATGCTGTGTATCAATTGTATCTACGCACAATGCCAGAACAGTCCTTTAGAAAGCAGTTCATTGCGCGTAAAGGATACGCAGGCTTTCGCACCGATTTGCTCCGTGACTTTAACGAAACATCGTTAAGAATGTCGTTGCAACTTGCTCGGCTTAAGTACGCACCTAAGTTGCGTAATACGTTGTCGGCTGCTCGTGACTCTATACAAAATAGACCAGAGCTTGAGCCCTTTGTGTCTCAAATGGAAACACGGGTAGCGCAAACACTTAACCCCAATACTCCCGGTGTGCTCGACAAAATAGCCAGCTTTGTTAACAAAGCTTCGTTTATCTATTACCTTTCTGGTGCGTCTTCTGCGTTGTTGCAGCCACTTGGCATCGTTCAAACAGGCATACCCATACTTGGTGCTCGTCATGGGTACGGAGCCACAGCCGCAGAAATGACTAAGTTGATGAAGATATGGGATCAATACGGCGTTATGCGTAAGACTGCAACAGGCAGCTCCGTTTGGTCACCACCCTCAATCATGAATGCTTCTGGCCTTACAGCAGACGAACGTGCTGCTGTAGAAAGTATGCTGGCTAGGGACGTAACTCAAAACACTTATGCGCGTGCACTGTTTGATTACAAAAACGTACCTACAGAAGAATTTGGTTCTGTAGCGCAGCGCGGAAAGTATTACGCAAATATGGTAGTTGGTGGGCTGTTGCACTCAACTGAAAGACTTTCCCGTGAAATTTTGTTCTTAGCTTCGTATCGGTTGTCTAAAAGAAAAAACCCAAACATATCTGAAGAAGACGCTATAGATCAAGCCGTTCAAGATACTAACGATGCGCTCGGCAACTACGGTGAATACAACCGCCCGATGATTATGCGTAATGCAGGCGGCAAAATCATGTTGCAGTTTCAGATGTACCCACTGCATGTGACTTTGTACTTAATGAAAAACTTTAAACGCATGATTCCTTTCCTTAACAAAGAAGGTAAGGCCGAGGCTGCAAAAATATTCTGGGGTACGATGGCAAGCACTTGGATGCTTGCTGGTGCTGCTGGACTACCTATGTTTAGTGCAGTAATGGGCTTGCTAGGGTGGGCTTGGGGTAACGCCGACGATGACGAAAAACCAAAAGATGTTAAAGATTTAAGTTTTGAGCTTTGGTTCCGCACGATATTTTTACCCGAAGTGCTTGGGGATTACAAAATTAACGGTAAGAGCTTGAGCGAGATTGTTGAACGTGGGCCTATGAACGCGCTCACTGGGTGGGATTTGTCTTCTCGTACACAGCTCAATGATTTGTGGTTCCGTGATATTAAGGAAACCAAAACACCTAGAGAGGAATTGCAAGCCTACGCCATTGAGAAAGCTGGCCCTGGTGTAAACATGGTGCTCAATCTTGCCGACTCATATGAGGCTTTCCGAAACGGAGACTACCAAAAGGGCGTGGAGAAAATGTCTCCTGCGTTAATACGTAACTTTATACTTACTCATAAGTACGCCACTGAAGGCGCTAAAGATAATAAAGGCGCTCAGATTTTAAGTAAGGATGCGTTTACGACAGGTGAGCTTGTCGGTCAAGCTATTGGGTTCCGTTCAGACCTTCTTGCCAACACGCAAAACGTAACCTTCAAACTTATTGGTATTCAGCAACGTATTGAGAACGAACGTCAGAAGTTGTTTGACAACATCGACCGTGAATACCGCAAACAAAACTTTAAGGCTTACAACCAACTAATTACCAAAGACCTTGTTGAGTTCAACAAAAAGTATCCCTCGTTCAAAATTGAGGCTGACCAGCTTCAAGACTCGTTGGAGCGCAGAGCTAAAGACCGTGGTGAGTCTTGGCGTGGTCTGCGGTTGTCAGAAAAGAATGCAGCGTTGCTTGCCCCTGCTGCCACAGTATCGCGTAAAGCAGTTGCCGAGCGTGAGCGTGAGGCGAAAAAAATCCCGACGGAGGGTCGGGAATAAGGGGAAGTTGCGTTTCCCAAAGGAGGACGCAGTCATGGAACTGCGAAGGCAATATAGCCTAAACCCTCCACACACGCAAGCCTTTTATCCCTTCTTCAATCACCACCTTCATCACCACCTTCATACGTAGTCGGCGCATTACTTCATTGATTGCGGTTTTTGCCGACCTGTGGTCTATGCAAGGTACAAAAAAAGAAGTCCCCGGTTTAAACCTAGCCCAGTTGACGTTATACGTTACTGTCTCGATCCTCATGGTTTGCCAGTGAATCCATTTGCAAATACTCAGAGTTAGACGCATCGAAGGCCAACACCCTTACGCCGGGAGAATCAAGCTGAGTGCCTTTACCCATACGCTTGTTTACGCTCTCCACATAGACCTGAAGATCCTTCAGTTGCTTAAGCGTATCTTTGTAGTTGACCTGTTGGTCGGTGCAGTATTTCTTAAAGCTGTTGACCGTGATGAAAAGGTACTTGGTGTCTGGCTCGTAACGTATGTATAGCTCACCCTTTGGCATAAGTGTGGGGTTGGCAGTCATGTTGGTACGCTTATCTTCTTTGCCATTGACCACCAGAGCCTTCTGAATGTTGGTATTAATGAAGTCACCGATGATCATCAAGGGGTTCAGCGTTGGAGGCTTAATTTCTTCGCGCATGTTGTTCAGTGTTTTAACAAGCCATGCGTAGATGGTCGGCATATCCCAGTTGTGGATGCCTAAGTCTTTAGCAATCAAACCCCCTGTTATGTTGCAAGCTGCTACTGCCGACCAGAACCGCTCACGACTTGTGAACTGCACTTCCTTATCAATCTTGGCTTGCACTTTACGGATTAGTTCTTTTACATCTTCAAGATTGTTGACCAAGTATTGAATGTAGACGTCACCCGCATGGCCATAGTTTTCCAGCAACTGATGATCAAACATCTCTTTGCCTTCTTGCGTTTCAATGGCGTCCGACTTGTGTACGTGGTACTCAAGTAAGCGCATGTTTTCGCCATCCGGTGAGCTTTTCAGTGTCGATAGCTTCTCGTAAAAGCTTGCATTAGCTGATGAAAGCGTGATGCCCGTCCAACTTGTCAGGTTTAACCGTGCCTCGTTAGCGTTTGATTTCATTCGGTTTTTTCCACGACCCTGCGATATGCTGTAAGCCAGATCGGAAAACTCTTGCGAAGTTGTGTTCGTTATTTCGTCAATCGTATTGGGCAAGTTGTTCAGCACACCAAGCCTGTGAATCTTGGCGTTAAATGTATCTTTCCATATAGAGCCCAGCTCAGTCGGATGCCCATACACACTGTTGCATAAGTAGAGCACGGTTGACTTGCCTGTACCTGCTGATTGGTGAATCAAGTTGATGATCGCGCCTTTCATCCCAGTAAACTTCAGCAGTGGCGAACCGAATGCAGTCAATGCACCAAACGCATTTGCTTCAAGCCCAGGCCGACCATACAGGTTAAAGACCTCTTTCCATTTTTCGTACGACCCAACGGGAGAGATCATCTCGGCTACATCTTTTGTGTAGCTTGAAGGAGGGCTATAAAAAACACCGTCCTTGGTTATCTCGCGGTCCCCCAAAATAAATTTACTGTCTGCTTCTGTCCAACCAAATTGTGTACGCATAGTTTCTGCCTTTTTATCAAATTGCATTGTCTTAAGTGACCCAATAAGATAGATGGACAAGTCATCGTATTGCTTCTTATGGGTATACACACCGTGCTGTGCCAATGCTTGCCTCAGTTTGTCTTTTGAAAAAACATCGTTGGCTGTTAGCACAAATTCCTTTAGCCCATCTCGTGGTAGTCGTAGCCTGATTACTGCTGTATCACCAAGTGCAGGATCGACCATCCGTTTATGGATATACAAATCATGCTCGTAAACCTGTGTTGCTTCTTCTTCAGCATCTGGTGGAGGACGCTTGTACACGCCACCGTTTTTACCTCTGAAGAATGGAAACGGATACTCAGGTATGTGCTCGACGGTAACTTCACCGTCTTCAGACACCACCTCTACTTCGTCAGTGTCGGCCTCGGCTATCTCAACCCCAAGCATGATGGGGGTCTTGATACGCCCTTTGTGTGTACAACCGTTGCAACCTCCGGGGTTCCATCGCTGGAATGTTGTGCAGTAGTGCGGAGCGCCTGTCCGTATCAAGTCTTCAACTTTTACTTCTGTTTCGTAGCGATCATAGCCGGGGTAGTTTTCTGATATTTTGTGTATTGCTGTATCTTTATCGACGCAAAACGCCGCAATCGAAAGTGCTGACCTCCACAGGTTGTAATCAATAGAGTGCTGATTCTGATAGCAGTGCAGTAGCTGGGCGCATCCTGTGCCTTGTACCGACTTAACCATAATTGTTTTGAACCGCTTCACCTTATTTTTTACAAGAGCTTCCATCATGGGGCTCATGCTTGCAGGTATGAAGTCGGGGCGGTCATCTTCCGGTTCTGCTTCTGGTGCGCCGAGTAGCTCGGCTAAAGCTGCAACGCTTATACGGTCTGAGACTTCATTGATAACCGTAACTTGTTTTAGATTATTTGCGTCTTTGTGGTTAAACGTACCCGGAACCCGCAGCACTCTTGATGCTTCAAATACTGAAGGATCAACAATCAGATTGTGCTTATCGCAAAGCTGTCTAAGTCTTTTAGCTAGTGGCTTCCATTCCTTTTGATTTAATGTTTCTTCCAACAACCAGTAAGCATGTATACCGTAACCTGAATTTACCAAGATAGGTTTTGGCAAGTTAACTTCCCTGCAAAACCTTTTGAACTCGCTCATTCCTGTAGCTTGGTCTATGTACCCTTTGATGATGCCCTTTTCATCAGGCACAGCTTTTTCGGGGCCACAGTCAATGTCAATCCACAGCGCCCTAAAATACAGAGCGTTCTCGTGTTTGCGATTGTTTAGTGAGCCAAACTTGGCGCACCCAAAGTACACGTTGAAAGACTGAGTAAGCTCTTCAACGCAAGCGACAGCTTCTTCTTTGGTATTTACTAATCTCTGGTCTACATACTTGCCAATCCCCAATATGCAGTACCGACCCTCGGAGGGCAGCACGGCATCCAATAGATCAAAATTGGACATGGCAACTCGTGAAAAGCTAGGGGTTTAGCGGCGTTTGCGGTTAGCACGAATGAAGTCTCGGATGGGCTTTTCATGCTTGGCAAGGGGGGTGTTCAACCCCCAAAACCAATTGTAGACCGTAGCCCTGCTGACCCCCAAGGAGTCAGCAACTTCAGCTACGGGTATGCCCAACTTCACGCAATGTTTCCCAAGCGTAATGCCAAGATGTTCAGAGTCCGCATCAAGCAATGTGGTTACTAAACTTTGGCTATATCCGTAGGACATATTAATCCTCGTCGGCCCACGCTTTCAAAACAGCGTCGAGGTCAGCCTTTGCTGTTGGCGTAGCCTCTGCTTTTTTGCTTTCGCGCTTCTTGGGTTCAGGTGCTTCTTCGGCTACTGGAGCAGGTAAAGCTTTCGCAGTATCTGCTTGGTAGGGCGTCATCGTAACGATGCGTCTTGTAGTACCAGACTCGGTGATCTTCACGGCGGCGTTATATTCCTCCGATCTGATCCAGCGCATGGGCATAAACAGCACTGACTGATTGTCGTTATCTTCGTTAAAGAAGATGCTGGTAACAACATGGTCAACGCTCTTGCCGTTGTTCATGCAGACCTTGGAGTAGTTCTCAAACGTATAAGCGTTCTCAACATTTGAATCCCCAAACAACGACTTCGATGCAAGATTCATCTGATACACCTGCCCTTCGAGTGCAGTACCAAAATCCTCAAGTAACATCAACGCCAACCTACGCGAATACCGACAGGCTTTAGAAGACCCCATGCCCGAACCTTTGATGTTCTTGGGGCACGTATCACAACGATCTGCGGGCGGGCTTGCAATCGAATCATCCGGCATACGCCCATCGTTTGAAAAGCAAGTCGGTGCAGTCGGCTCAGCATCAGGGCTCCACTGCTTTTCGTAGTAGATACGCCCAACGTCTGGAGATGCGTCAACAATGATAGCTTCCAACGCACCTTTGACTTTGCCGACTTCTTCGCCGCCAGCCATTTTGCGGAAGATTCCGTTCTTAGGCACGATACGTTTTACACCGCCGCTCTTTCCAGCGAGCTGTTTAGTCAGTGCGCTGATGCCAGCTTTCTGAAGGAAGTCGGGGGTTTCTTGGCTTAATACAAGGTTACTCATTTATGTCCTCACTTGGAACGTCTAACAACAATGGTGTACTCATTCTCTACATTCAAACCCGCAGGTAGCAAGTCCGAGTTTTCGCTCAGAAATTCTTTCATGTTGGTCTGATGTATACGCTTTTCTAACAACGCAAACGCATCGTTATCTTTTATAAACTTATACATAGAACCCCAATCGTTCGTCCAGTAACGCGACTTGATCGACCGAATGATTGTCCCATGCGTGGTGCGGATGCTATCGGCTTTGATACGGTTGCAAGCGTTAAGCAACTCCTGCTCGATCACTGCCATTTGCTCTTTTAAATCGCTGTCTTGTGACTCATACTCTGACTTTAGCTTCGCTCGCTCATCTCTAATTCTGACGTACGTTTTCGCTAACTGATCCATTGGTAAATCAAGTACAACTTCTTCCATAGCTAACTCCTCTGATAAAGACACAATCATATCACAACTTTTGACATTGTCAACCTGCTCGTATTTCCTGTTTGTACAGGTCAATGATTTTGGCATGTTGCCGCATGTTGCTACGCAGCAATTTGTACAGTCGATCTTCGACAGGCGAGCCTTTGATATGCACAACCGTCATGTTGCTTTTTTGCCCAGGCCGATCAATACGTGCGTTGGCTTGCAGGTACGTTTCTACGCTGGTGACAGGTGAGTACCATACGATGGTATCAGCGGCGGTAAGAGTCAACCCATGTGATGCAGCCATAGGCTGAATGACAAGCACTTTTGGGTTGGGGTGCGATTGAAACTCCTTAACAATATCCGAGCGTTTCTTCACAGGTGTGTCGCCGCTGATTACTTCGTTTGATATGTTGTGCTTATCCAAGAATTGCTTCAGTATCTGTATCGTATGCGTAAACGGAACAAACACCAGCGTCTTGTGCGAAGCCTCTTCAATGACTTCCTTGACTACGTTCAGTCTACCTGACACATCAAACTCAAGTACTTCTTTGTTGTCGGTGTACACAGCCCCACCTGATATTTGCAGCAACTTATTTATCTGCACCGCCGCATTCACCGCAGTCACATCCTCGTCGTCTGCTTGAATCACCATCTGCTTTTTGAGCATGTTGTAGTATGAGTTTTGCTGTGAGCTTAGCGGTGCTTCTCGGTCAACGTATGTTAGTGGCGGCAGGTCTAGGCACTGATGCTTTTCAAACCTTATAGCGGGTTGCAGTATCTTGTGCACTGTCCTGTCGGCTCCGATCTTTGGCGTCCACCGATACATAGATGTTTTGTCCATCACCATATCTCTGAACTGCCCAAAGAACTTAGGCGTGTTGATGGGGTTGATGAGCTTAGCTAGTCCGTAAGCATCCACAGGCGATTGAGCGGCTGGTGTGCCTGTCAACATCCATAAACCTTTGACTGTTTTCATAACGTCGCGCAGGTCTTTCCATCTTTCGGTCTGCACGTTTTTATAAGCTGACGCCTCGTCAATGACAACTAAGTCAAAGCCCCCTGCGATTATTTCCTTCTTAACGATGCCGATCCCATCGAAGTTGATGATGATCACCTCGGCCATGCCATTGATAATTTTCTTGCGCTTATCTGCTGTGCCGTAAGCAATATCAACGGATCGATGGATGGCAAACTTAAAGAAGTCGTCCTGCCACGCAGAGCGCATCACAGACAACGGACAAGCAATCAGTACACGGCGCAATAAGCCGAGCTTCATTAAGTAATCAACGGCCCAGATAACGGATGCAGTCTTGCCTGTACCTTGCTCGTTGAAACAGAACGCTTTGCGTCTGGTAACTAAAAACTCTGATGTTGTCTTCTGATGCGCGAACGGTTCAAACCCCGGTGGACGGGGCCAATCATATTTTTCCACGTTCCCTCTTACTGGTTTCTGATACAAGTTTATGACCTGAGTTTCGTTTGAATGATCGGTTCTTTGCGGGGCTTTCAATACGCAGCCCTTGCTCGTTAGTTCCTCCTTTACTTAGTGCTACTTTATGCGCTACGTCCTTACCCTCACGGGCATCAGCCTTGCCGTTGCCGTTTTTATCAGTACCCTTCTTGTCGATGGAGTACCGTGCACGGGCTCTGGCTAACCGTTCGTCGGCTTCGCCTCGTGCAACTTGCTGTTTGTATTCCTTCTTGTACGGACGCGGTTTGTTAACGTAAGGCATATCAACCTCGATTATGTTCACAAGTTTTAACAGGACACCAACCACATAAGTTATTAGGTGAAGCGTTCCACACGCCGTTTTCAAATGCACTTTGCAGCCTGTGCAAATCAGGCTTTACCTTCTCCATGTAACGCCCTCGGCTATCTGCTGTTTGATATGCCTTCACAAACTCGTTGCTCACCACAAATAACAACCCCGACTTGATCCGTGTGATCTCAGGGAAGTGCGCCATGACCCCCTCGGCTACCAAGTCTAGCTGCTGCACATCAGCGTACCTTGCGCTTTTACCTGTCTTATAGTCTAAGGAATAGGCCAGACCCTTTTCTCTGTTAACAATCAGCAAGTCTGCAATACCACGCCACCACACATGTTTGTCAAAGAAACCGCACGGTTCTAAATCTTTGGTCAGCCCCATGCGGTATTCACAAAATCTTTCCCCCTCCAACTCCATAAGTTGTTCTAGCGTAGGTTTAATATGCGTGTTATCAAACTTAGCGGGTATAGGGGTTCCGTTCTTTACAAATTCTTCTGCCGCTTTGTGCAGCTCGTTGCCGTACAAAGTTGCTTTGGTTGGTTTATCTACAAAGTCTTTAGCTACCTTTAAGTGATAGTATTTCTTTGGGCAGTCTTGGAATGTTTTGAGACTGCTGTATGACCATGCTGTGTTCAAAATGGTGCTTCCTCTAACGTAGGGGGTTCTTTCTTCTCCCGTACGATAGCTAGTTGATTTCTCGGAGCGCACACGTAATCGGGAAAAGGCCAATCGGTTCTAGGAACTCGCAGCCATACCATACCATCTTCTTCTTTGATGGTGAAGCCTATACGACCTGTTGCTTTTATTCTAACTTTTGTATCAGGGTTCACGGGTTTTTCCTCCTGCTGCTTTCCAACCTTCAACAAAACCTTCATGCCAAGCCTTCTCCCAAACGATACACCACAGGTCATATGACCCATCAAGTGGGAACTTGAAATCTTCTTTGCCTTTCATCATGGCTTTAACGTCTCTTCGTTTGATGAATGCTTCCCAAGCTTTGTCTCTGTCAGGGTTAACAAGGGGTACGTCATCGAACAGTCCTTTCTTGTTGCCCTTCTTCTTCTGGTATAGGTTGTGATCGCCACTCATTTCTTTCCCCTTGCTCGGATTGCTTGCGCGGCCACCTTTGTAATGTCTGACGCATATTCAGGATGTACAGCAAGCACATCACACACCTTCGCACACGCCTCACGTTCGGAGGCAACAAGTGCCTTCAAACCTTCTCGGATTTGTAGATGCGTTAGCGTCAACAAGTCGCGGTCGCCATATTGATTGCCGTGGCGATCTACCAATCTCATTGCCAGTGCGTGACGTTCAACCAGGGTCATGATGTCCTCTCTTTTCATGTGTTCTCCTTGATGCCATCTGGCCCTTGCTTATCAAACGATGTGCCGCACTTTCCGCACCACCACCATGTCCAGCCCAAACCGTTGTCGTGGAACTTTCCTTGGGTATGGCCTTCCTTTTCGCAGTCCTCGACCAACTGCTTTCGCGCAGGGTAGAACACGGTGCGGTCATACTCGCCCATGAGTTCTTGCGTCTTCTCGCGGCGTTCTTTGTCGATCTGATTTCGGCGTTTCCAAATGTCGCTCATGTGTTTCCCCTTGCTCGGATGGCGGCGGCGCGGTCTTTAAGTGCAGTAGCACCCACGGCCATGATCGTCTCGTACCAGCCATGTTTTTCCTGTGCTCGGTTGAACGCCACCGTCATGTTGGTCAGCTCTTTATCTGACCACACCTTGATTTGCTGCATAGGCCACACCAACTCAGCACACGCCTCACGTTCATGCGCGGCAACAATGGCAGCGAAGCGTTCAAGCTGAACATTTCCCGTGTAGCAAGTCCCCCATCGCGGATCAAACTCAATACCTACCCCCCGCGCCATGCGGATTATTTCTTCTCTGTTCATGCCGCCCTCAACTTTTCAGAGATCCTTGCCTTCCAAGAGTTCCAATCCTCTCCTGGCCTAGCAGGACAATTTACTTTCGCTGCCATCTCAGCAGTGCCTTTTTCTGTTGCCCACCACACAACAACCTTCTCTTGTGCAGGGCGATTTCCAGTTCATCTTCCCATCTTCCTTGATTCAACCACGTAGCAGGGTGTGGGATGAACTCCTGTCCCGTACCTTTCACTTGGTAATACTTGTTGTGCGTCACCAGAGCCTCTACAGCAGACTTTTGCTCTTGCGATGATAGTTTGGCCCATGCTTTCTGTGCAGCACGTTTAGCGACCTTTCTTGGGTATTTGCTCCAGAACTCCTCGAACATAAGACCTCCTTTCAAAAGCCTTACGTTAACGCTTCTTTTCCTTCTTGAGTGTCGTCTTGATGACTTTTTGCATCCATCTGTCTGCCAATAAGTGCCGCCCATACAAGCCCGCCAAATACCTTAGAAATAAACTGTAAAAGCATGATCCCAGGCATTAAAGATCCAAAAACAATAGTCGGAAACACAAGAGAATCGACTGCGGCTCCGGCAACGTTGCTTTTGTTGGCCCTTGAAAACCACGAACCTTTCATCTTTACAAATACAACCCAGTCAACCAGTGCAGCAAGCGTAAACGCGCAAGCCGACGCTACGGCAATTTTTCCACTAGCAGGGTTAAGCAAATAAGTAAGAACTCCAGACGAAGCTATAAGCGCACCCATCTGCCACAGTCTTAGCCTTACATGTAACCAATCTCTTAACGCCAAATCTAAGCCTATAAAGAGAAAAGCATTGATCGGGCTGATTGCTGGCCCAAATGCAGCAACCGAAAGATTGGCAAGCGTCATTGCAATCGTGTAAATGCCAATAGCTACGTAAAGCATAAGTTCTCCTGTACGGGTCTAAGTTTCCAATGGTTCGGTGGGTTTTCTGAGTCAATACGCTTTGCCATGCAATGAGCGCATTCTTCTTTTTCTTTGTGATGCAAAGCGACGTTCGTTGAGTCTGCGCTTGATAAAGGCCAGCGTTCGAGCCCCTGCCCTAACATCCGCATTCCATGCGTCCAAGGTAGCCGACCAAATGTTTTCGCAAGCCGGTTGAATGTTTCGTCCATTCTGCCCTGCCACTTTGCATCACCAACATTCCAGTATTCACCAGATGAGCCGAGGCAAACTCGACCCCAATCGTCTACAAGCTCGCAAAGGTAATCTAACGATAAACCTAGATGCCAAACGGGAATGCCTAAAGACTTTGGGAAAGGCCATGTCGCAGTCATTTCTTTTTGTTGTTCTACAGAACCATCAATTACATCAGGAACAACACCCCAGTGAGGGTGGGCAAGTATTGGGTCTATCCAGTCGTAGAAACCGTGTAAGTCAAACGGAACCCCTCTTGTCTTGCAGCTAAAGGCTCCGTTATCCAACATCAGTGATTGACCGATTTTTAGACAAGTTTTTAAGTCTCTTGGCTCAAAGTAAGAAATGCAGAAGTGTTCACCGGCTAAAGTCTCTAGGACTGATCTAGGTGTAATAGGTGTACCGTGGTAGTGGATCATGGTAGTTTTAGGATATTTCCTCCAAAAGACCCCCCTACCCCAACAGGAGTAGAGAGGGAAGGTTCCTCCGCTGTCAAGCAGCATCTGCATGTTCTTGCGAACCCCTCGGCTTGCAGATAAGACCAGCCGACCGGATTATTCGGGAACTGCCCCCTAGTCTTGCGACATACCGGCTATTGCTTTCCTTCCGCGCCACCACAACTAAGGTGCTTGCTAACGTGCGGAGTACGGTTGTCGAGAGGCAATAAAAAAGCCACTTACTGCTGCGCCTAGTAGCTGTCCCCTAATACCTGGAGGTAGACGCATGAGTAAGTGGCCTTAACTATTGTTGACAGCTACGACAACAGGCAAATCTTATCAGATTTCAATAACCTTGCAAGTCCACCCTTCTTTTAACTTACCCCATCCGTGAACCTCGATCTTCCAGCCTGCTCTCAAGATAGCCGGTAAGTGTTCACTCTCTGCAATCTTCTTCACCCTGGCTGAGACGTTAGCTCTTGAGGTCGTCTGTACTAAGAGCGTCTCTTCGTCCTTGAGACAGAGAATGTCGCCTATGCCAAACAAGTCCTGCCTGATCCTGGCCCACGGGTTCCAGTGTTCGACGATCTGACACAAGTAACCACGCTCACGAAGCGCAGCTAAGGATCGTTGCGTAGGACTTACCGACGAACGGCGTTTATTTTTGGTATCAGTGGCAGAGATTGTCGTCACGATGACAGTCTTATGTAATTGATAAGCCTAAGATTACTTCATCACAACAAGGAGCCAGCAATGAAAGTACATATCAGCCATGTAGTTAAAGCAATAGAAGCACTAAACAGAATTGAAAAAGCAAGCATGAAACAGTTTGAAGATCCAAGGTTTGTCGGAACACTGCAAGCAGAGGCTCTCATTGCGATGTGGCCGTTAAAACACGCTATCGAAAATAGCAAAACTGAAGTAACCATTGAAGGTGAAGCATGAGCGTTGACTACGATGCTTGGCTAGACAGACAACTTTACGAATACGACAGAGAAAGGGAAAGAGACTATGAGCACCAACAACAGTTGGAACAACAGGAATACGAACTTGACGAAGTACAAGATAACGAGGAGTGACTGGATCTTATGCACAGCATTAGGGATTTGCTACGGAACACTGCTCTACCTGTTCATCAAATAAAGGAGCCAAACATGAAATTCAACGAACTTAGGAAGATCAACGTAACCGAGAAGGTCGAGAAGAAAAACGGACTCTCTTACCTCTCGTGGGCCTGGGCTGTAGATACATTGTTGCAACACGATCCTACGGCTACTTGGGAGTACAAGCCCCATCAGATGTGGGGCGACACCGTGATGGTGTTTTGTGAGGTCAAAGCATTCGGCGTATCTCGCACTGCACAACTGCCTGTCATGGATCACCGTAACAAAGCGATCTCTGAGCCAGATGCTTTCCAGGTCAACACTGCCATGCAAAGGTGTCTAGCTAAAGCTATCTCGCTCCACGGTATCGGGCTGTACATCTACGCTGGAGAGGATCTGCCAGAGGAGAATAAAGAAGATCCAGCAGACCACCTCAAGATCGTCAGCGAGGCTGAGAACATGGAAGATCTGAAACAAGCCTTTACGACAGCTTATAAGGCTCTAAAGAACAATCCTGAAGCTATCAAGCAGTTAGACGCAGCTAAGGAACAACGCAAGAAAGAACTGACGGAGATTAAATGAGTCAGATTCTCTCTATTGCCAAGCAATCAGGGGTTCTCATCTCACACCGAGATGAGTTCCTGAAGTCGGTGGAAAAGTTTGGCCGGTTGATGCTCAACAAATCCAAACCGCTAACGCCAACACAAACGGCTTATCTAACCGCGCTCGATGACTGGATGTCGCTCAACGATCTTGCAAACAAATTCGGCTGCACACCACAGAATGCCTTGAAGATGATTCGTGCCCTGGAGGCTCGCAAGTTGGTAATGAAAGAAAAACTCTACAGGAAATCCTGGGCCTTTTACTACAAACGAAAATGAACCTGAACACATTTGAAGAAGGACTGCTGGACTCGATACAGACAGAGCGTTGCAAGAAACTGCTTTGGTCTGTCATCCAACTAGCAGTCGATGATTCCTGCAAAGCACCCTACAAAACTAGGCCGACAGACGACACGATTACCGCACTTAGGTTCCTATTCGGAGACCTCCACGAGTCTGGTCTCGACAATTATCTGATGTGGCTTGACGTTGACAGCAAAGAATTCAAGAGACGCATGGTCAATGCCATGTACGCAGAGCGTCACGATAAGTTCACCGACTTCGAGAGACGAGCCTTCCGAGCTAACTACAACTGGTATCTGAGAAATGAGATCAATACTAACGACTGAGAATGACCGCAGGAGGGTCATAGAGGCCATAGAAGCCACTGAACTTGGTTACATGGTAACTATTACCAAACCTCCACGCACAGCGGCTCAGAATCGGTTTTATTGGTCGATCCTGACAGCTTGTGCTGAACAGTTGATGGGCCAGCAATACACCCAAGACATCTGGCACGAGTGGGCTAAGACAAGGTTTCTACCCTCTCGTGTCGTTGAACTTCCTGGAGGTGTCGTAAAAGAGATCGAGCCTTCAACCGCTTCGCTTACTGTCTCGGAGTTTTCAGACTTAGTAGAGCAACTATTGCAGTACGCAATCGAGAAGGGGTTAGTCTGGACAGACGAGATGAAGGACGCTGAACTTGACTTGAGGAAGATCAATGTACTCAAACAAAAAGTTGCTTGAGGCTTGCAGGCATCTGCCTTGCGGATCATGTTTTTGTGAGGACGGGACTGTAGTCGCTGCTCACAGAAACCAAGGCAAAGGCATGGGCATCAAAGTCTCTGATGCTTTAGTAGCATCCCTGTGTTTTAAGTGTCACGCATACTTAGACCAGGGAAAAGAAATGTCTCGTGAAGAACGTCGAGACTTCTGGAACCAGGCATACATCAACACAATGCAAGCAATGATCGAACGAGGGATATTAAAGGTGCAACATGGAACAAAGAACTGACGATTGGTACAAGGCAAGACTAGGCCACCTAACCGCTAGCAGAGCTTCAGACGCGCTTGCGAAACCTGGTACGGCTGCGCGCCGTACATACCAGATTCAACTCGTTACAGAGCGTCTGACTGGCCTACAAAGCGATTCTTTCACGAATTCATTTATGCAATGGGGTACAGAGCAAGAACCCGTTGCCAGAGCGGCCTACGAAGTCCACACAGGCCATTTCGTCGAACAGACAGGGTTTCATACCCACAAGTCGATAAAGTGGCTTGGAGCGAGTCCTGATGGGTTTGCAGGGTCTGGATTAATTGAGATTAAGTGTCCCAACTCAAACACCCATGTCGATTACTTACTAGCTAAGGAGGTTCCCACTAAATACAAGCCACAAATGCTTACTCAAATGCTCGTGACAGGTAGGACTTGGTGCGACTTTGTTTCGTTCGACCCAAGACTTCCTGAACATCTACAGTTATTCGTCGTTCGTTACGAGCCAAAGCCGGAAGAGCTAACCAAGATCGAGGCTGATCTGGTTGCCTTTCTCAACGAAGTTAATCAAATGGAGTTATCGTTATGCCAAAAGAACTAACAGGATCAATCAGCAAGAACAAGAAAAAAGAGAAGGATGTACACCCAGACTACCGAGGTTCAGCAATGATTGGCGGGGTTGAATACTGGATCTCAGGATGGGTTAACGAGGGTTCCGACGGGAAGTATCTGGGGCTAAAGTTCCAGCAGAAAGACGGGGAAGTAAGATCAACCAAAGTCGATGACGACGATTCAGTGCCATTTTGATATGTTAAGCGTACACCACCAAACCATGCTGAAAAAGGCGTTTGCAAAGCGCCCTGCAAACATTTCGGATGATTCCCCTGTACTTGAGAGGATCATTCACATCATCAAGTCTGAGGCTCCGGAGGCATTCTGGAAACCTACAGAGTTGGAAAAACGGAGGTTCTTCAATGCACCACGGCCAGGAACTCCTCACGAGGATGCGGTCTATCCGTTCCCGAAAGGCTTACTATGAGCAACTGGAAAGAGTTAATCGAGAATCAGACGAGGACAGAAAAGTTCAGACCCGTCGAAGAAATCTGGAGGGAACACGGCTGGATTCCACCGTCAACCGAGTGCCCAGACACAATGTCAAAACATAAGGCTTTTAGGGAGTGGTCGATCCGTGGCATCGTGGATCAACCTTATCAAGCAAGTTAAGTCGTCTGATGTTGAGGAGATAGCGGCAGCGTATAACCAAGCGTTGCCGTTTGTCGTTCAGGACTGGGCGAAGATGATCTTAAAGTTAGCTAAAAGCAAACGACTTCCGATCATCGAGAAGATCGACAGGATTCACGGACAGAAAATAGGCCAGATGGTGCGAGACGAAGTTACCGCGCAACACCGCGGCCCTTCTCAAAACTCCTCATCCCAGCAATCCCCAACATACCGCTCAAAATAACCCATAGAGCGTCGGTATCTAACATGGGAGGAGGCTTTACATCTTGCGGGACAATCTGTTCTGCCTGCATCCAAGTCCATGCCCATACCAAAAGCGGATAAGCAAGAAACTGATAGAACATCGCACCAGCGCCTACCCAACCGATAGCAGGTCTCCAACCGGCAACAAACATATTCTGATTGGCAGCTTCGACCTTATTGACTTCCATTTGACCGAGGTCTATTGCTTGGTCGATACGCTTGGCTTCTAACTCAAGCTCCATGCGCTCTTTGTCGGATGTGTGCAGGTCTCCGATAACCTTACCGACTGAATCAACGATGGAAGATATTCCGAGCAGGTTCATAGCTTGAGCGTCCTGTTGATCCAACCTAACATGAACTTCATCTGGCTTCTATCCCGCGTCACAATATCTCGATATCTAGCAATCTTTGCTAGCGCGTAATAAGCCACAAATAGCTCTGGATTGGCTTGGTTGAGTGCTGATATGGTCTTAGGGCCGATAACGCCATCTGGGGCCGTTTTGACGCATATCTGGGCAAGTTTGATGGATACGGGAACGCCAGCATTGACAGCAAAGTTAAAGAGGGACGAGGCTATAACGTCATGCGTTAAATCATCGCCTTTAATCTTGTCCCAGAAGTTCTCTTTATAGAAGTCTCGGACTAACTGTGTCGGAGGTGTTTCCTGGTAGTCGATGTGCTGCCAACCCTCCCATTTTGGGTGCATCTTGCGAGCAATACCCGCGTAGGTCTGACCGCCTCGGTCGCCTTGTACTTCGTGAAGGACGTAACCTCCCTCGTCCTCCATCATCTTGTCGTAAGCAGATTCAAAGTTAGCCAACTGCTGCTCCTCGGAAATACGCTGTTCCCTCGATAACCTCAACGAGTTCTGGAGGCAAGAGTAAACCATCTCTGAAACACAAGACAGCAAAGCCTTGACACCAAGGAACAGGGTTGTCCTCGATGTAAGCAAATTGACTACCGTCAGGATCGGCTAGCATCCCTGTAGACACACCGTATCGACGTCCTCGATAGTCACCCCAACCTTTGACTTCTAAAAGATGGGTATGCCCTGAGACGGTAGAGATTCCTGCTTTTAGGGTGTTGTTGTAACCAGAGTGGATGCCTG